GTAACGCCTGGGATCACCATTCTTGAGCTAAATCACATTTCTGTGATCATTGCTGCGACTGTTGCTGATGCCGCGGCGCATGCTGGCCTGTTTATTATTAACGACACTAGCGCTTCTGGTACCGCAGCACACACCGTTACTTTAACGGCGGGCACTTTCGATGGTAGCAATACTATCGCAACGCTGAACGCCCCTGGTGAGCAGCTGACGGTGTTCTTTGATGATGCTGGCAACGGTATTATTATACAGAACACAGGTGCTGTGGCTCTAAGTTAACCAACACGCTATTCGGGACATTGATACAAGCGAACAGCGTTGCCCATTCCCGGTCGGGCAACGCACACATTTTAGCTGGCGGGAAGCTGGCTCTTTTTGGGAGTACACAAAATGGCCAACAGTAAAAAAGTAGAGCCGTTACGTTTAGCAAATTTTGGACTTGCATCGCATCGATTCCAATCGTTCGATTGCTCAGTCCCTGGAGACACACCGCAAGAGGCATTGGTCGACCCTGGTTTTTGGGTCCACATTGCTACCCGTGTGAATCCTCACGATGAAATTCGAGTGTGCGCCGAGGACGATTCGTTCGTTGCGTTGCTGCACGTAACCTATTCCGTGGGCAATAAAATTCGTCTGAAAATGGTATACCATGCTGAGATGGAAGCGGTTGATTACGACGCCATGGAAGAGGATGAGAATTTTGAGATCAAGCAGCGCGGTGTCAAAAAATGGTGCATTATCCAGAAATCGGACGGTAGAGTCATTGAGGAATTGATACCCACCAAGGTTGCTGCGTTGATCGCACTGGAAGGTTACAAAAAAGCATTGGCGGCGTAAACTATGGCGACGGATAAGCTCGGTCTTTACAATGACGCCCTGCTCCTGCTGGGGCAGCGTCAACTAGCGAGCTTAACCGAAAACCGTGAGCCTCGTCATCGACTTGATGGCGCCTATACCCGCGATGCCATCCGATACTGCCTGGAGCTGGTCAAGCCTCAGTTTGCCACTAAAACCGCCCTGTTAAACACTCCCTCCGCAGGTACGACGTTTGATTACGTTCATACCCTGCCGGCCGATTACGTGTGCGCTGTAGGCGAATATACGGCATTCAGTGACGCCAAATTGGATCAACCCATCAATCGCAGTGTCATTGAAGGGAAAACGATCCTCGTTGATTACGACACTATCTACTTCCGTTATGTGGCTGAAGAGGACGACCCTGGTCAATGGGACGCCTCTTTCGTTCGCGTTGTCGGTGCATATTTGGCTCGGGAGACAGCCACACGGTTGTCGCCTGAAGAATATGAAAAGATTGAAGCCAAGTTTACCGGTCGTGTAGGAGAGGCGCGTCAACTTGAGACAGAGAAGGTTCCCGCAAAGAGATCGACCGCTGCAGTTGAATCGCTGACCAGCGACACCAGAAGTCTCTACAATGAAGCGTTACTCCTGTTGGGGTTGGGTGAGCTCACCAGCAACGACGACGATTCGGATCGTAGGATCAAGCTTGACGGCGCATTTAGCAGGGATTCTATAAAATATTGCCTGGAGTTAATCAGACCTCAATTTGCGTCAAAAACATCTATTTTAAATACCCCTGTGGCGGGATCGACATTTGATTGGACGCACACCCTTCCCTCGGATTACGTTTCTATAATCACCCCCTTCAGCGATTCCAGTCTGGACCAGAAGGTAAATCGATACGTTATTGAAGGCGACGACATTCTTCTGGATTACGAGACGGTCTATCTACGCTACATATCGTCCGCCGCTCTTCAGTCCGCATGGACTCCGTCGTTCACCCGCGTCATGGGTGCGTACCTAGCGAGAGAGACGGCCTATCTACTGTCTCCGGATAGTTATGAGCACGTTGAAATAAAGTTCAAAGAGCGTGTTTCTGAGGCGCAGGCTATTGAGCTAAGCAAAATACCCGCCGATCGGTCGAAGGCTTCCAATGCCACACTCACCAACGCATGGCGCCGTGTTTACAATGACGCCTTACTTATTATGGGTCTGGATGAAATCACCAGCAATACCGATGACTCCAATCGTCGATTGAAGCTGGACCGTGTACTTGAGGTCAACCTGGTCGCTGACATGTTGGAAGATACAGGTTGGCAATTCGGGCAAACCAGCGTCAAGATTGAGTTCGACCCTTCCGTAGAGCCCGCATGGGGCTACCAGCGTGCATTGGGCAAACCGTCCGATCTGCACCGCCTGGACGGGATCTACACTGATGAATATCAACGAAACCCTCTTGATCGCTATAAGGACGAGGGTGACTTCTGGTTTTGTGATTATGATGGTATTTTTGTCACCTATATCACCACGGGCTTTTTAGTTAACCCTGACAACTGGCCTGCTTATTTCAGGCGATTGATTGCTGCCCGCATGGCTAAAGACGCAGCCCCCTCGTTACGAGTGGAAGGCGCTGACCTGGGTAACTCTCGGATCGTTTACGAGGAGCGCAAAAGCAGCGGTATGTCCAACGATGCCATGCAGTCACCCCCTCATAAGCTCGCTGAGGGTAATTGGACGAAGGCACGCTTTCGGGGTGGATATCGGAGACGCCCATAATGAGAAGGGGTGTCGTCAATAAGTTCAATAGAGGTGAGTTGGACCCTCGCGCACTGACCCGTGATGATGTCAACAAGGTCAATAATTCTTGTTCGCTAATCAATAATTTCCTGCCACAACGACTCGGTCCAATGGGTTATCGCCCCGGCACGGTCTACAGTGGCGCTATTCCCAACGCTTCCTATCTGGTCCCATTTATCGCAGCGGCTGACGATAGCGCTATTCTGGAATTCGACACCACCGGGATGCGAGTGTGGGTGGATGATGATCTTGTCACCCGTATTGCCAGTAACTTAACGCTGACCAACGAGACGTTTGATACCAATATTACCGGTTGGACCGACGCTTCAACCATACCCTCGCTCACAGCGTGGCAGACTGGCGGATATGCCCTGCTACTTGGTGGTGGTACCACCAGCGCTAAACTGTGGCAGACTATGGGCGATACGGGTGCGTATGTTGGCGTTGAGACTGCTATCAAAATAGTAGTCGTCGAGGCGCCTGTACTGGTTAAAATTGGCGAAAACGGCGTGGACAGCGATGATATCTTCAGTGGCACGTTGCAGCCGGGCACTCATTCCCTGGTTATCACACCGGTTGCTGCGCACCCTACTATTACATTGATCAGCTCACTCACTTACAGCGTGTTGGTCTCCGAGGTATCGATCGAACCGGCGGGGATATTGGATCTACCGCTTCCTGACACCGTCGACACACTGTCGTCAATACGATATTACCAATCAGCCGATGTGGTCTTTTGTGGCTCGTCAACTACCCCTCAATTTCGAGTGGAGCGTCGCGGCACCAAATCATGGTCGGTGGTTGAATACCTGACCAATGACGGACCGTTCGGGTTGATTAACAATACTGACATCACGCTGACACCATCTGCATTGACCGGTAATACCACGCTGACAGCGTCCGATGACCTTTTTACGGCTTCCTCAGTGGGTGAGATCTATAAACTTGTCAGTGCTGGGCAGACAGTGTCAGCCCTTGTTACCGCCCAGGATACAGGTACGGATTCGGTTCGGGTGACGGGCGAGGGTGCCTTTAGGGACTTTACACTTAGCATCGGCGACTCTTGGTCGGGTACTGTCACGCTTCAACGTAGCACCGATGACGCCACTTGGATTGATGTCGAGAGTCATACGGCTAACATTACCAAGGTTTACAACGACGGGCTTGACGGTTCAATTTTATATTATCGCCTTTGGGTAAAAACCGGTGATTTTACATCCGGGTTAATACAATTATCCATTGTATACGCCGCAGGTAGCATTGATGGTATTTGCAGGGTGACAGCTTTCACGACAGCCGTAGCGGTTACGGTTCAGGTGATATCGCCCTTTGGTGCCGTTGTTGCCACACGGAACTGGTACACGGGTGAATGGTCCGAGACTTTAGGTTTTCCGAAAGCGACCACGATCTATGAGGGACGCTTATGGTGGGCCGGCAGGGCTAAGCTGTGGGGATCGGTATCGGACGCCTTTCAAAGTTTTGACACTGGCCTAGAGGGCGACAGTGCCTCTATCCGTCGCACTGTCGGGTTTGGTCCTGTAGAGACGGTTGACTGGCTTGCGCCTAGTTCCAGATTGATCATGGGTATCGCTTCGGATGAGATCAGCGTGCGCTCAAGCTCGTTTGGCGAGGTACTATCCCCCAGTAATACCAACCTCAAATCGGGTAGCACACAGGGTAGCGCGCCCATTGATGCGGTTAAAACGGATGATTCGATACTTTTCGTGCAGCGATCCGGTGTCAAAGTGATGGAGGCGACCTACGCCAACGACCTGGACTCCCATCGCAGCCTGGACTTGATGACGCTACATCCAAATATTTGCAAGGAAGGTATCAAGCGGATCGCTATTGCTCGCCAGCCTGAGACGCGCGTCTTCATTGTGATGGATGACGGTACCATGCGGATTTACCTGCAGGATCCAGCTGAGGATGTCGCAGCCTGGTCACGCTGGTCAACTGATGGCTTGGTCGAAGATGTGGTAGTTAGACCCGGTCCCAGTGAGGACATTGTCAACTTAATCGTCAATCGTGGTGGCAACCGCAATATGGAGCGCATATCGCTTATCGGCAATATGGTCGCTGAGCATTTTGATGCCGCGGTACTTTACACCTCGCCTGGTACCACAATCACCGGGCTGACCCATTTGGAAGGCGAGACGGTAGGTGTATGGGGTGACAACGAGGATAGGGGAACCGAGGTGGTCAGTAGCGGGCAGATCACAGTGGGTGACAGCTGGACAGATGTGACCGTTGGCCTGCCTTATGTGGCCAATTACGTCAGCAATAAAGTGGGCAAATACGTCAAGGCCAGTGTATTGGGAACCCGTAAGCGAGTAGTCGATGTCCATCTCGATGTACTCAACCTGTGGCCATTGGCCATCCAATTAGGGCCGTCGCTGGCTTTATTGGAAGACATGCCTCTCATCGAGGGGGGTACGGATCTTGATCTGACCGCTATGATCGATGAGTATGACGAGTTGCCTTTCGAGTTTAATGGCGAGGAGGAGGTGGATCCGCGCATATTTATCCAAGCGACCGCCCCGTGTGAAATATTGGCTTTAACCTACGGAGTACAGCAGGATGGTGATTCGTCCGGTCAAGAGGACTGATATTCTCGCCCTTTGCGGTCAGTCTTATGCTCAGTCGCTTCGAGGGCTGGCTATCGAGCACGATGGTGAACCTGTGGGGTTGGCCGGTGTATTGCATACCAATCCGTTGCAATGCTTTAGTGAAATGACTGACAGGTTGCGCGAATCCCCAAAAACAATCGTTAAAACTGCCATTCAATTGCGTGATATTTTGGACAGTTACGCCGCAGACATATATGCTATAGCTAGTGAAGAAGAGCCCACAGCGTCCCGTTTTTTGGAGTATGTGGGTTTTAAATACATAAATTCCACACATCAAGGCGAGTTATATCAATGGCAAAGGCGCTCCCCTATTTACTAACGGCAAGATCCCAGATGAAAGAGGGCCAGGCCACCGCTGAGCAACATGCGCGTGCGG